GGAGGCTACAGAGGCGCCTAACTCTGCTCTGGCCTTTCGGGCGTCAGGCGCAGGACCTGGAAATGGGTTTGGGCAAAGCGGCGCTTCAGCCAGCCGGGCAAGGCTTCGGTGTAGACATTGGTGTGAAAGCTATACTCGTCGTTCCAGCGGTTGGCGACAACCGCTGGCAAGTTAAGTGACACGTTTGTACTCTTTCATATGGGTCACAAGAGTTTCAAGGTCTTCTGATGTGAGTTCAAACCATTCTCCACTCTTGCGCCGAGTGCTAAATTTACGATGTAACTGTGTTTCAATTTGTTGGCCTGGCACTATCCAGGCCGCAAAAAGTTCTAGAGGAACAGGACTAGATATTTGCAGATCACTTACCCGCTTTTCAGGATGAATTGAATAGCCAATCTTGAAAAAGGATGTCCCGCTCAGTCGAGCAATATAGACATATTTGCGAACGACATAGAGAGAGGCTCGTCCCTCCTTCTCCTGTTTTTCTATCCAACTCCCATACGCAGGAAAGAGCTCAACCAGAAACGCATCGACTCGATTTAGCTCAGACATGGCGTCGGTCCTTTCTCGTGTCAGGTATGGGGGTCGGCAGTTCGGCCGTCCCAAAGGGGGGGAGGTCCGGCCGCTCGTGCTGCCACCGGGCGAGCAGGTCGCTCACGAGTTGGCTCACCTGCGCACTGGCCGAGATCTGCCGCTGGATACAGCCCAGGCGCAGGCAGTGCCAGAGATCATCCTCGAGATAGACCGACACTTTTTTCATGAGCATGCTCCAGGAAAGCGCTATACTGACCTCACGACATGGCGCTATTCTGCCACAGCACGACGGCTCCGTCAACGAGAAAGGTATCGTATGGAAGAGGATCGTATGGAAGAGGGATGTTTGCGCCCGAGTCGGCGCACCGTACTCGCGTATGCCCTGGCCGCGCCGCTACTCACACTGGCTCCGCGCCTCGTGCCACCTGCCGCAGCGCTAGGCAAAGCCTCCTATGCCCTCACCGAGGCCGCCGAAGCGGCCGGCCACTTACTACTCCTGCGCGAGGATGAGCAAGCCGCGCTGCCCCCCGACACGCAGCGCGCTTTAGGCGAAGCGCTCCTGTGGGCACTCAAATACGATCGGGACACGAGTTGGCTTGCTGCAGCGGTCCTGGATGATCCGTCCCGGTTTCCTGAGCTGCTCACGCGCTTACAGACGCTGCTTGCAACCAGGGCCACGACCCTCAACATCCTGTAGCGGAGGGCAGATATGGCTTCCAGTTTATTGTTGTCGTTGCTCGATGTCACCGAGGAAGAGTTTCACCGTCTTCCCGAGGCCACCCGTGCCGTGCTCCTTGCGGTCCTCTATGATGCCTGGAGTCGAGACCCGCTGGTGGAAGACGCCTGGCTTGAAGCCCTGCAAAGTGCTCACCCGGCCGAGGCGTTCCGGGAGATTCGCGCCGCCTTGCAGCAACCGCTCATGCAGGCCGCGCAGGCCCTCATCCCGCGCTCCCGTCCTAGAGACGCCCCATGAGCAGCAAGACCACGAGGACCACGAGGAGCACCCCGACAATCCCAGACGGTCCCCATCCCCACGAATGATACCCCCAGTTGGGGAGGCCTCCGAGGAGCACCACGATGAGTATGACAATGAGCACGAGCACCATTACGGCCTCTCCCCACGCACCGGCAGGGGCCACGCGCCCCATACCGATCCGCAATGCGGGCAGGTACACAGCAGCACCGTCCCGTCGAGGGTCGGGCGGAGGAGGGCCGTCTCGACCGTCTGCTGACAGGACGGGCAGCGCGATTGTTGCGCGTCTCTGGGCGGGTTCATGACATCTCCTCCTAGCGTCCGCGCTCTGGCGGTGGCTGGGGTATATGACTCGGCGAGACCTCAAGGGGTAAGCGCTCCTCGGGGGGTCTGCCGAGATTATAGGACAGAATACTGAGGCGCTCGGCCACGCCTTGCATCTGCACCGCCAGGGCCTGCTGCGCGGTCACCGCCTGGTCCGCCATGGTGCGGTTTTGGAGACGGAACTCATTGCGAAACTCCTCACTTTGGGCATGCACGAGGACGTTTTGTTCTCGCAACTCGCCCCGTAAGGCTTCCGTCTGGGCCGCCACCAGGGCATTTTGCTCCCGGAGTTCCGTGCGGATTTGCTCTTGCCGTGCCCCCAAGGCCTTCAGGTTCTCGTTGAGGTCTTTGGTCCGTATCCACCCCATGACCCCCAGCAAGAGGAGGCAGATCACCGGAATGACGATAGGGCCGGTAATCCCTAAGCTGCGCTGCTTGAGATCGACGCTAAAACCGTTGCCGCCGCTGCCCTGGCTCTGCACCTGAATATCGTCCGCCACGGCGTCTCCTAGGGCTTGGGCTTGCCGAAGATCTCCAGGGGGAGATCGAGCGGCACGCGCTGATTCGGCTCCTGGAACTGATTGTATTCATGCGTCCGCAGCATGGCCTGCACCGCGACAATGGCCTGCGTCGCTGCCAGCTTGTGGGCCTGATCCATGGCGAGAAGGAGCGCCTCGGCCTGCGTCGCGTGCTCCACAATCGTCGCTTGCTGATGTGCCAGCGCGTCCTGGAGGGCCACCCGGTAGGTGGCGGTGGCAGTCAACACCCGCTCCTGGCCCTCGATGAGGCTCGTAATGCGGCGATCGAGGGCAATGAAAATGAGGTAGCCGCCCACGATGCCCCCGAGCAAGAGGAGAATCGGGATCAGGTTGCCGGCTTGGATGCCAATGCTCTTACCCCCAATCGCCAAATTGATGCTCTCGCCGTTGCGCGCAGGAGGGACGGGAGGTTGTGTCGCCATCGGGGACCCCGCTTAAAAAAAGCTCTCAGCCTGCGTACCATCCTGCTGGAAGGCCGTTACGTCCGGCTCCGGCGGCGGCGCCGTCCCGGTCTTGAGGAACAGCACGGCATCATGCGAGGGATCGAGCGGACTCGTAAAGCTGATCGCGCCCGCGCTGGCGACCGTCGTGGTCGTGGTCGTGGTCGTGCGGGCCGTGGGATCAAACCATTCGACGGTATAGGGCCCCGCGGGGAGTTGCACGGTAAAGGCGCCGGTCGTCGGCTGATACACGAGGTATTCGTTGTTCGGCCAGGCCAGCGCATAGCCCGTCGAGGCGAGCTCCGGATGCGGGACGGCCTGGCCGAGCCGCAGTTTGAGCGCGTAGGTTCGGGTATCCCCCATGCGCTCTTGCGCATCAAAGGTCAGGGCGGCCCCGACGGTATCGTCCGGATTATCCGGCACCACCTTATCGGGGTAAAACGCATTGCCATCGAGGATGGACGGATTGGCCCCCAGCATGAGGCTTTTCCAGACCCAGGTATGGTCGCAGTGGTACGGGGTAATATGGTCAGAATCCACGATAATGACCTTTTGCCCGGCATAATCCGGCAGGGGATCACAGGCATCGGTCCCCACGGCACTAAAGCCCGGCCCAATAAAGTCGGCGCTGCTGTTGAGGAGAAACGTCACGATCGGGGACGACACCGCAATCACCCCTTCGCCCAAGAAGTCACTGATGCCCACCATACGGCGGGGCGCAAACCCTTGCAGCGCTTGTTCATTGTTGATCGCGGTCACCATACTGGCGACAAACGCGCCGATGGTCCCCCCATCCAAGGCGACGGTATTGAGTTCATTGCCGATTTCGTAGAGGACATTGGGCTGACTCCCCACCGCACGGACGAGGGCGCGCGCATACGCGTCGTTAAAGCTTTGGCTATTAAAGGGCGCCGCGGTCAAGGGAAAGATGTTCACCCCCACATAAATCCCCAGGGACGCCGCCTGCTGGACGCGGGCGGCGAGGGTGGTAAAGTAGGTCGTACTTTGGGCGGTGCCACTATAGTCCTGACTGGGGGCCCGGATGTAATTCTGGTTATGCGCGACCACATAATTGAGATACGCCGTCACCTCGGCATCGGGCATCGTGGAGGCAAAGTTCCAGGAGTAGGCGCCCGTGAGATAGACGAGCTCGCCCGCGGGATTTTCCATATAGCGCCGGTTGGTCGTGGAGACCCGCAGAATGCCGGGCCCGGGCGGCAGCTGCGGGGTCCCCTGATCGCGCTCATAGGCCCCGATATCGTACGGCCCGAGCGGGCGCGGGTTGCCGTCATAGTCCACGGTGACGCTGGGCAGATTCGTCCCCCGGTTAATCCCCTCCGAGCCGTCCTGGAGCTTGAGATCCGTCGGGGGATTCACAAACAGGGGGTTCGTCGTGAGATTCGTGGAGACGTTCGCCGTACAATTATTGACAATGTTATTGGCCCCACCCCCGGCATTATTGTACGCAATATTATTGGTAATCTCGGTACTGGTCGCCGGCGCATCACACTGAATGCCGTTGCCGGTATTACTATAGACCGTACTGTTATAGACGCGGGTACTCTGCGACCCTCCCCGGACCCGAATGCCCATGCCGCCGTTGGAGTGCACGAGGAGATTTTGCAGGAGCGTCCCCGTACTGGCCCCCAGGTCCACGCCGTCCCCGGTATTGTTGCGACTTTCGCTTTCCCGCACGGTAATGTTGGTCCGCGTCCCGGCGTCGCGCACCTCCAGGCCCTTGGCCCCATTGCTAAACAAATGGCAGCGGTGGCACAGAAAGTTCGTAAAGCCCTGCGCCAGCCCCAGACCATTGGTACCCGCGCCGCTCGAAAAGACGTCAATCATCTCAATGTTGGAGGCCCCAATCAGGAGCGCATTTTCAAACGGGCTGCCGGTGAACGAGACTTGCTCAAAGCGCACATGGTGCGCCGTACTATTCACAATGAGCGCGTTCCCGGCCCGGAAGGCCGCATCCACCACGAGCTTTTTAAAATGCAGGTAGTGATCCTGCGTGCTGCGCAGATAGAGGGTAATGCCGCTGGTCGCGACCGGGGACTGTAGGATCGGGAGGGTCGTCCCGTAGCCTTCCAGTCGGGTCGCCGTATCATAGGAGGGCCCATTGCCCCCGGTCAGGGGACAGGTGAGCGTATCGAGTTCTTCGGCGTACACATTGCCGTTGCCCTCAATCAGCATGACTTTGCCGGGAATGGACATGCACTGGCAGGCATCCGCGATAGTTTGTTTGGCGGTCGCGGGGTTTTCCGCGGCGCTACAGTCATTGCTCGGACTGCCCACCGTTTTCCGGACATAGATGGGATTGCCGGAGGGAGGTGTCGGTCCGCCCTGCACAAACTCATAGGCGCCAATATCATAGTTGCCGTTCGCCGGTTGGGGACGGGTGACCCCCGCCTTATCGGTAGGCACCGCGGCTAACGGGGTCCCGGTATTAATGGCGTCAGACTGTGGCTGGAGTTGAAAGTCCCCCGCGCCGGCATCCCGAAACAGGGGGTTCGTCGTGAGATTATGGGATTTGTCGGTGTTACTCGCGTCATCTTGAATGGGGGGACCGCCGTTGTTATAGATGATATTATTTTTCACGATGGTGCCGGGGGCGGTCGCATCAATCTGGATACCGGGGCCATTGTTATTGTAAATGGTGTTATTGTAGACCTGATTGTTGGTCCCACCATTGGTATAGCCTATGGACACGGCAGCACCAGCCCCAGTACACGTGTTGTTATAAATCACATTATTGTAGAGCTGATTGTCAGATCCAGAGCCAATAATAATGGCGTTAGCACTATTGCGTCTATTGCCATCATCGTAGCAGTTGCCATAGAGGGTATTGTTCCGAACGATATTGTTGCTAACTTGTGAGCTCCCTGACTGGAATAAGTTGATGCCATACCCCGTATTATTGTAGATGCGGTTGCCATCATAGGTATTGTACTGGCCACCGACATAGAATCCATAGTGGCCAAGGGTGACACCAAGGTCAAAGGAGACTGGTGCATCATGCACGTCACAGTTGATGACTTCGTTGTACCACGCTGTCTGCGTGATCTGCACGACGTTGGGAGCATTCTGCTGGGTTTGGGAGGTCGCAAAGGTTTGGAGGTCGCTATTCTGAATCTTAATGTGGTGGGAATTGCCAGCGATGCGGAAAGCAGGGTCACCATTATTGCGAACGGTCAAATGGTCAAAGATGAGGTACGCCACAATGGAGCTGTTCACATTGTCTTGGAGAATGATACCATTGGTGATGGTGACCACTTCACTTTGATACCCGGCAATCACGATGGGGTTCGCCGCGGTGCCTGTGGGTAAGGTATAGGCCGCTGGATTGATGGTTTCATTGTACGTGCCGGCGCGAATATAGAGGGTGCTCCCGGCCGTCAGCTTGCCAATCCCTGCTTGAATCGTACAGACAGGGCTGTTAATGGCTCCACTGTTACTGTTGTTACACGGCCCCCCCAGCCCATTCTTATCGGTATAATACGCCGTGAGGGTGACGGGGGGCGGCGTGCCTTGCGCCCGCTCATAGGCGCCAATATCGTAGGCGCCGCTCGGCGGTTGGGGGCGAGCCGTGCCCGCCTGGTCCGTGGTGACCATGGCGACCGCGACGCCCTGATCAATGGCCGGGCTCCCGGGCTGGAGCGTATAGTCATGCCCCCCCTCGTTGCTAAAGTTGGGATTCGTCGCCAGGAGGTTATGGTCCTGCGTGAGATTGCCCGCCCAATCGACCAGTTGCTGTCCGACGGACCCATTGCCATTCTTGTACGAGATGTTGTTCCGGACGATCACCCCGGAGCTATTATCCACCTCAATGCCATAGCCATTCCCCGTGGTCCCATTGCTCACGACGGTATTATTGTAGACGGCACAGTTGTTGCAACTATAGTTGACAGAAATAGCTGTGCCGTTATTCCCCCACAACACATTGTTATAGGCGACGTTATTGTCACCAGAGGTGAGGATAAAACCATTGCCGGCGTATCCACGGGCATCGTTATAGCCATTGTTATAAAACTTACTGTTCCTGACGACATTATCGTGCACATCCGTGAATCCAGAATGATAGATGACCAGCCCCGTGCCGCCATGATCATACACCTCAATGTCATCGAACAAGAGATGGTGCCCATTGACATAGAAGCCATAACACCCTTGGTTGGCATACGTGGAACAGTTCCCTGCACCAGCGTTGTAAATCTTCATGTGGAGATATTCAATATAGGCCGCATTGCCGGTAATCATCCCGGCGCCGGTACTGCTGGTCGTGCTATTGCCGATGTTGACATGATTGAAGCGAATGTTATTGACGGGATTGACGAGACGAATCCAACAATTCGTCGTTTGGCAGTCAATGTTGAAGTTTTGAAAGGTAATATACTGATTACTGGATGAGCCGTCCATGGTGATCTTACTACGAAGCAAGTTGACCGTCTCAGCTTGGTATCCTGTAATGAGTGTTCGTGCACCTGCCGAGCCGCTTGGGATAGCGTTGCCAATTTCGAGGTCACTGTAATCGCCACCCCGAATGTGGAGCGTGTCGCCACCACTCAGCTTGGCAATACCACCAGGAATGGTACATGGAGAGCCTATGGAACACGTACTACCACTTCCTCCTGTTGACGCATAGTATTCTGCGGCACGCACAGTGGTGGGTAATACCAGGCTGAAGAGAAGGGTAAGGGTAAGCCAAAGCATAGGGTATCCTTTGTTACGGTGTGCCGAAGAAGGGAAAGAACCGGCCGCCAGCCCCTGACGGCGCGAGGACACCCAGGGTCAGCGCGGACGGCCGCAGCAGCGTCGGCTCGCCGCGTTGGGCGTCCCGCATCATCGTACAGAGGGCGGCGCGCGGCACGACCCGGTTATAGAGCCGCACATCATCCATGGCCCCGGCAAAAAAGCGATTGAGCGAGTTGGGATTCATCCCGAACGCGCCTGCCGAATTGGTCACGCTCATGGTGCCCGTGCCGGCCGTCGTCGCATCGGGCGTGCAGTTGACAAAGCCGCGTAGGCCGTCTGCCTGGCTATAGGAGACCGCCACGTGCGTCCACACGCCGAGCGCCAGCGCGGTCGCGGCCGGATCGAAGCTGACCAGCCCGCCCGACGTCTGCAGATAGACGGCCAGGCGACCACTCGTGTCGAGCATCACTTCCCGCACCGCGCCCCCCCCCGCATTGAGCCCCCACAGGACGCTGTAATCGACGCCCACACTCGCCACCTTCACCCAGAGCGTGATGGTAAATTCGGGCGGTTCCAGGGCTGCATTCGCCGGAAACGTGACACGCGTATTGGTGCCATTCAAGCGCATCTCCCCCTGCCCCCCGGGCCGCGTGGTGGAGGCCCAGCCGAGGCCGGCGCTCATGTTGACGAGCGTGCCCCTGGCCGGCCCCATGAGGTTGTACCAGAAGGGGCCGCCACTCACGCCCGGCATGACCCGCCACCAGCCGAGGAGGCCGCGGGCGGTCGGCGCCGTGCGATCGACCACCGGCTGCGCCGGCACGGCGGTAACGAGCAGGCTGAGGCTTAGGGTGATTGCAAGATATAGGGCGTACATTTGAGCGTCCAGACCGTGGTCGCACCCTGCATGGTGGCGCCGGTGCCCTCGTTTTTGAGGAGGGCCTTAAAGAGCCCCCGTGGCAACTCAATGTTCGGAATCATGACGCGCTGTGCGCTGCTCACGTTGCGCAGCGGAAACACCATATCCGGGATACGGCCCGGATCGTTCGACGCATCGCCATCTTCGTAGTTGGTGCCGTCGGCTTGGCGAATCAGCCAGACGACCACCGCCGTGTTCGCGGTGACGGTCGTGCTCCAACTCGGGACGTTGAGCTCACAGTCCGCGCGGGTGTAGTTCGCACTCGTCAGCGTAATGGCCGCCGAGAGAATACGACTGCCACTCGTCACGTTCGTATTATTGCTAATCCAGGTGTCGATGGCGCCCCGAAGCCACACAAAGGTCGCTGCTGCCCAGAGCGGCGAGGCCCAGAGGAGCAGTACCACGAGTATCCATGCCGCGATGCGGCCCTTATGTTCTTTCATGCGGCCATCCTTTCTGGTACAATAGAGCGGTCAGGTTGCCTTGCTAGCCTAAGTCTTGATGGCCTTACCCGTCGAGAGCCTGACCAACTCCCCTTTGCCTGTAAGGAGGCACCATGCCGCTGATTGATCTCACTGGACAACCGTTTGGACGCTTGCACGTCATTGAACGCGGACCAAACGCCCGCAACAAACAAACGCAATGGTGGTGTCTGTGCGCCTGTGGAACGCGCAAGCTCATTCTGAGCACACTGCTGCGTAACGGTCGCACCGCCAGTTGTGGCTGCAAGCGCAAGGAAATCACTGGCGCTAAAAACCGACGACATGGTATGACGAACAGCCCCGAATATCGGCACTGGAAAACCATGCGTCGACGCTGCTTGAGTCCGCAATTTCAAGACTTTCCTGAGTACGGCGGTCGTGGCATTACGGTATGTGAACAGTGGCGCACATCGTTTATGCAGTTTTTTGCTGACATGGGCAAGCGACCAACGCCCCAACATAGCCTGGACCGCTTTCCAGATACGAATGGCCCATATGCCCCCCATAACACACGATGGGCCACACCGAAGCAACAGGCCCGCAACACGCGCAGAAACCGACTGTTGACGTACAATGGCCGTACGCTTTGTACAACGGAATGGGCCGAGATTACAGGGATATCGCGTCTCGTACTTGCAACACGCCTCTATAGAGGATGGTCGGTTGAGCGAACCTTGTCTACGCCACCACAAAGGCAACATCGAATCTCCTAATTCAGCGGAATGCCCCGGAGCGCGTGCGCAATGTCGTTATGGGTGAGTAGCCCCTCCCATTGGAGGGTGCCCGGATCCGCGGCCGTGCCTACATTGGTCCCGGTGACATAGAGTTTCTCGGCGCGGGTAACGGCACGCGTCGAGTGCTGCTTAATGTGGTTGCGATTGTTAGTGGCATTGCCAGGCAGCTTAAAAATCGCATCCAGCCCGGTCTGGACGTTAGGCAGAGAAGGATCCATGAACGCCCCAGGACCATCAAAAAAGTCATGGAAGGTCATGAGTTCCTGGACGGTTAAGGTCAAGTAGCCATTACCTTCAAAGAGAAAGCTCGTACCGGCTGGCGACTTTTCAAAGAGCACCGTGCGCCGCGCGACGGACGTGCGAAACACCTGGAAGGTCGGCGTAAAGGGTTGATTCATCGCCGTCGCAATGTTTTGGTCATTCCCCGCGGCCACATCGGCGGCAAACTCATTGACCGCCGTGGCCGTGATATAGGTTTTGAGCGTCTGATACTGCGCCTCGGTCAGCGTCGTCGCGGCGCCAGCGCAGGCCTGGCCCGCCCAGAGCAGCAGCAGCCCCAGACTCAGCATGCCGTGTCGTTGCATGGTCGCTCCCTTAGTTCGCAAAGGCATACAATTGCCATCGGGTATCGACCCCGGAGTAAATGAACCCGAGTTGCGTCCAGTAGCTATTGGACGAACAGCTCAGGCCCGTGAGCGGTACGGTGGTCGAGCCGAGAAACGTGCCCGTGGGCAGCGTGAGGGCCTGCGTCCCGGTACACCGAATACGCAGCAGTACCTTCGTGCCGTTGGCGTACGTCCCGGCCGTAATCGCCAGGGTGACGCCCGTGCCGGCCGTCAGCGTGTTTTGCATCTCACAGCTCTCCGCCAGGGCGGGATTGCACGTGTAGGTAGCATTGCTTGCCAGCGTCGTCAGGCCGCGCCCGACCCCCACGGTCGTCGCAATGAGCCCCCATTTGGCCGATACAGCGTTAAACCGATACTTGATGCGGTTATAGAATCCGTTGCCGAGACAGGCGGTCGGGAGCGGAATCCCGTTTTCGTTCGTATAAATGACATGCCACGTCAGTGCCCGCGACGTCGCACACAGGAAGCGAAATTCCAGCTCCTGCTCCGGTTCAGGATTGCCGCCCGTCCCGACGGGGGCATTGATCGTGAGGTCAGCCGGGATCGCATCGAGGGTGGCAATATCCGTCGTGTCCACGTCTGGCGTGATATTGTTGGGCGGGCCGGACACAATGGTCTGCGCCACGACGCGGGCAACGTTTTGCTTATTCCGTACGCGTTGGACGGCCGTGAGCTTGACGACGTCACTGCCATCGGTCAGCGTGGCGAGGGAGAGCGTGGCACAAATCGCGGTCCCATCGGGGCGAAAGCCGCTCACAAAATTATTGGTGCCGCAGTTGCCGAGCGTGCCGGCACGCAATTTGTTGAGGCGCATGTTGCTCTGGTGCATGCGCCCGCCGAGTTGTTGGGCCTCACTCAGGACGTACAAACCGCTGGTGAGTAGGAGGAGCAGACAGAGCACGCCGCGTCGTAACATGAACACTCCCATAGTGCAAGACAACCTGTCAGAACTCACCGCAGCTTATCATCAAATTAATCCGCGTCGCGGACGTAAGGGCGGTGGCATAGGTCGCCTGCAGCGTATCGCCTGGCGCCAGTTGCAGATAGGGATTCCCGTCACTATCGAGCGGCAAGCCCGGCCAGAGCGCCGGCGCGAACAAGTTGAGCGCCGGCACCCCATTGGCAAAGCCCTGGCTGAAGGTAGTCAGGGCTGCCACGCCGCCAAAGCGTATCCCGCCCGCCACGACCTGTACGGTCACGAGATGGGTCGCCGTCCCGTCATCCGTAGTCAGCCACAGGGCATTACAGCGGGCGCCGTTGCCCGGGGTCACGGCGGTATAGAGCGTTTTATAGGTGCCCGCCGAGTCCGTCCCTTGGAGAAACTGCACCTTGCCCACCGTGGGCGTCTGCATAAACACCGGACTATTGGGGGTTACGGCGGCCTCACTCTGCCCCACGAGGCAGGCCCCGAGCAGGGCCAGGCAAGCCATCAGTCGTCGTCCGCGCATCCTAGAGCCCTCCCGCATGGGCATGAGCACTGAGGGCCGCGGTGGCCGTCACAAAGGCGGGAATACTCCCGCCCCCGCCCCCGCCGCCACTGCCCCCGGGTCCCCCGCCGGTCAGCTGCATGTTCGTACCATCGTAGCACACCGTAATAATCTGCCCATTGGCAATGTCATTGGCCGCTAAGTCAGTCGACACCGTCGAGACAAACTTCCGCAGCGCTTTGACGCCCCGCCCATTGATATTGAGCGTCGCGGCGCCCGTCACGGTATGATTCGCGGCGAACATAAAGCACTGATTCGTCACATAGGCCGCGATCGGCGGGTTGAGCGTCAACACAAACGCATTGCCGCTCCCCGTTGCCGTCCCGGCATTGATCGTGCCCGCGACCGTCAGGTTGGAGTTAAAAAACTGGCCTTGGGCCCACACCGGCACACTCCAGAGGCCCAGGAGCGCCAGTGCCAGGCCTATCGCGTTTCTCATGCCGTCCCTCCTTGGGCTGCGAGGGCTTCCAGCGCCGTCACGCGCGCCGTCAGCGCCTCCTTGTCCTGGCGTGCCGTCTCCAGGAGCTGCGACACCGTTTTCAGTGCATTGAGCAGCAGATACGGCAGGGCCTCCGTATCCAGGGCCAGGAGGTCGGTCTCCGCACTGTTCGGCGTCAAGACCCCCCGGCGACTCGTGACCATATAGGGCGCGACGGCCTGGACCGCTTGTGCCCGCAAGCCGATATGGCGCTGCCGCGTGATCGGAATCCCGCCCTGGCCGTTGTAGCGAAACCAGATCGGATCGAGCGCCAGGAGCACGTCGAGCCCCTCGACAAACGGCTCGATGTCCTTTTTCAGGCGCTCGTCCGACGGACTGAGCCAACTGCCGCCGCCGGGCTTGGTCGCCGTGCCGGTAATCGTCAGATTGCCGCTGTTATCGACACGCTGCACCACACTGCCTGTTTTACTCAGGGTTTCGACCACCTCCCCGCTGCCCATCTGGAGGAGCAGGGCGCCCTCGTCACTCAACACGCGTACGGCGGACGCATTGGTCACCCCCGCGTCCCGGATCTCAAAGTCGGTGCCGGTAATCGCGGTGGCTTTGACAATGAGGAGTCGTCCACTCGTCGGGGTGACAAACGTCATCACGACGTCAAAGCTATTGGGATCAACCGTAATGCTGTTGGGGAGCAGGCTTTGGCGTGGGCTCGCATTGTCATACACGGCAAAGAGCAGCGCCGCCGTCCCGAGCCCATGCGTGGCCCCGGGAACGGTCACCGTCGTGGCGCTGGTAAAGGTAGCGACAAAGCGCGGCCCGGCCGCACTGACAATGATCGTCCCACTCGCGGGCGTGACAAACGTCACGGTGACGTCTGCCGTTGCCGGCGCAATACTGACGGGCACCTGCGTCAGGATATTCTGGCTTCCGCTTACGGTATAGACGCGCACCAGCAGATCGGCGGTCCCGAGGGCGTGGGTGCTGCCGAGAATGCTGACGGTCGTCTGATTGGTAAACGACACCGTATATTGGGGGCTCGGGGCCGCTAGACTGATGATCCCCGTTTGCGGCGTTAGAAACGTAAAGGTCGCATCATAGGTGAGCGTATTAATCGCCACCGTATTGGGCTGAATGACCTGGCGCGGCGTTTCGGCATTGTACGCCTGGAAGAGGGGCGCGGCCGTGCCGAGGCGATGCGTGGTCCCGGCAATGGTGACGCTGGTGGTGGCATTGAAGGTGAAAAAGAGGGGACTCTCGCCGCCGCCCGGTAGGAACTGCTGGAGCCGAGCCGCCACGGAGCCAAACGTGCCTTGTGGATTCGTGCCCAAGGTCGTCTGCACCGCCACCGTAGCCGCGAGGCTATCGTTAATCACTTCAGAATCAAGTCGGCTGGCACTATCAGGGGCTATGGGTCCCGCATTGATAAACGTCTGGCGCGTGTCGATGACGCCTGGGTAGCCCGTTCCGATCCCCGCCCCAAGCTGGGCCATGTTAGACCTGTCCTTTCGCGGCTTCGAGTGCCTCCACCCGTCCCGTCAGGGCCGCGACCTGCGCGACCAGGGTGTCGAGCGTCACCCCGGCGCCGGCGAGGGGGAGTCCCTGCGGCTGCATGGGGCGCGGGCGGACGTCCTGCACCACCTGGTCCCCGAGCACGCGCCACTGCTCCTGCATGCGCGGGGGCGGCGTCTCGTCACGGACCAGATACCCGATGCCAGGCTCGTCCAGGCCGCGCTGGGCCTCGACAAAGGCCCGCGTCGTACTTTCCCAGATCCCGACAATGCTGCCATCGTCCGTGCGGTATTTGAGCAGATAGGCCATCAGCGCTGCCTCCGCAAGCCGACCATTTTGATATGATCCGCGCCAATCGCATTCGTCCCCGTGCCGTTCATGAACGTGGCCACAAACGCTTTCGCCGAGAAATTACTCGGGGCGGTATAGACCGCTTGCACGACCATCGTCGAGCGAAAACTGCCAATCATCTGCCCATAGGTCAACTCCCCACCCGCCACACTATCCTCGCGGATCCGTAAATAACAGGCATCGCTACTCGTGGCCACGCTCACGGTGGCGGTGAGCGTCATCCAGACCTGATCGCCCGCGTTCAGCGCAAAGACCAGCGACGCGAGTGCCGTTTCACTCACCGTCACGCTCAACCCTACAATGTCGTTATAGGACACACTGTTGGTGACGGCATTGTCCTGGATGGTGTTGGTAATGACGGCGGCGGGCGCAATGCCCGCCGTTTGCGCCCCCGTGTCCGGACTCCACATGAGCGAGCCATCGGCCTTATAGATCAGGATGCTATAATCCGTCGGCCCGGCCGCAATCCGGCCGATCCAGACCCGAATCGTGCCATTGTCATCGCGGATAATGATCTGGCGATTCACGCCGTCGAGCGTAATCGGCGCGATCGCGCCCGCCAGCGGCCCCCCGAGGTAGATCTGCGCATTAATCGTCCCCGCGATAATCTTATCGGCAGCGAGGTCCAGAATGTGCGCATCGCGAATCAGCGCGTCTTGAATTTGGGCGACCCCCGTAATGACGGCGGTATCGGTGCGTAGATGGCCGGCATTAATGACGCCGGTTTTAATCCCCGCCGCCGTCACGCCTTCCGCATTGGCATCAAACATCAGGCCGCCGATATTATTAAAAATCTGAATGCCGTACTGATCGGACAACGGCCCCAACTTGCCGAGCAGCACGCGGTTATTGCCGAGATACTGATCCCGGATGACCATCAAACTATTCGTGCCATCAATATAGACGCGGTCGGCCACCCCAATACTCACGAGCGCGGTCAGTTTCCCGGTGAGGATTTTCGTGGCCACGAGCGAGCTAATGAAGGTGTCATCGAGTTGCCCGGCGACCGCCGTCACCCCCGCCGTGGGGGAGGCCGGGTGAAACGGGCCCACATTGCCGGAGGTATCGACGGGGCGAATCCAGTAATAGGCGCGTTGATTGGCGACAAACCCGGTATGTTCAAAGCTGTAGCTGCCCTGGCCGATGACGCCCGCCGTACTCCGATCGTTGAGCCCGGACGTCCAGACCTCACAGTAGTCGTAATCGAGATCGCCGGGCGGCGTCCAGAGGAGCGCAATCTTTTGCACGGTGCCGACGGCATACAGGTTCGCGGCCGGGCTCGGCGGCGTCCCATCGCGGCCGGTCGTAATGGAGATCTCGGGATCGGTATACACACTGAGGTTCGCCAGGCGATCAATCGAGGCGATCTTGGCAAACACGGTGACATTGCCGGGCACATACATTTTGTAGGTCGTATCAAAGCGCCCCGGCCGCACGACCGTCGGGATGTTGGGCGAGGCCACCCGAAACGAGAGTTGAAAGCCCGCCAGGTCCTCTTCAAACTGGGGGTCCCAGTGCGCCTGCACAAAGGTCATCACGGTCCCGTCGGCGCTGGCATCGGTCCCGGTGGTGAGGCGGAAGCCGGTCGGGACGGCCGGGGGCGTATTGTCGAGCTTGTCCGCCGTGAGGGCCACCGGCGTAAACGAGGCGATTTGACTGGGAATGCCGGGGCCAAAGGAGTCATAGGGGATAATCTGGACATAATACGTCACGCCCGCGAGCAGATCGGGAATGAGCAGCACCTGGAAATCGATGCCGAGCGTCTGATTGGGAATGGTCGGCGGATTGCCCCCATCGAGCAGGACGACAAAATGATCGAAATCCCGCGGCCGCACCCATTGTTTCCAGTCGACGCGGGCCGCCTCAAACAGCGCGAGCGTTTCCGGCAGAATGTTCCCCATATCGGGGGCCGCATTACTCACGACGATGACGGCAGGGTCCAGCGAGAGCAGCCCCGTATTGGTGACCGCCCAGACCATCACCTGTAACTCCCGGCGCGCGCCGGCGTAGCCGCTGCGAATCTGGTCTTCTTCATTTTGCTGGTGCGTATACGTCCACTGGACGCTTTGGCCGGCGGGGGCCAGGGGCGCGTTATAGGCCCGCAACAGATAGAGTTGTCCCGGCGCCCAGACCTGGACGATGTAGAAGGCGACAAAGAACGTCTCGCTAAACAGCGGACTCTCCGCCACGGTATCCCACTCCACATGCAGGTCGCGGCCTTCCCAGCTCGTCACCCCGACGGCCTGCCCCTGGAGGCGGAGGTTGCGCGGCGTCCCCGGGAAGTACCCCGGCGTCGTAGGGCCGGCGACATGAATCACCACCTCCCGCGCGCCAATGTTGTTCGGCACGCCCAGGTGCGAGATGGGGACGACGCGGTACTGATACGTCGAGCCACTGATGGCGGTGTAGTCATCCCAATCGAGCACATGCCCGCGCACCTGCGTGACCGGCGTATAGTTATAGTTGGGGTCATTGGGGTCACTAATGGCCCCAGCCCCAATCGTCCCGGCCTCGACCTGGCCGAGTTGCCCCGTCGCGAGCAGCACGCGGCGCAAGATCATGGCGCCCCCATACAGCGCATACCCACTACTGAGGGGGGCCACGTCCCACGACAAATTGATGACGCGCAGGCTCGCGCCGCTCGTCTGAATCCGCGTGACTTCCGTCGCCACGAGACTCAGGAGCGGCGGCGGCGGACCTTCGGGGTTAAACAGCGTCGTAATGACGCCCAGCGGCGAGGCGACCGCCTCATCATAGATGCTCGGGTTGTGAATGAGGGCCTCGACACTGACCGTCAGATCGTTTTTACGGCGCAGGCCCGTGACGCGAAAGGTGCGCGTATTGGCATTGGTCGTGAGCGTCCCAAAGACAAACGTCGACGTGCGCGGGACGGGAAAGAAACTGAGTTGCGACGCGAGATACAGCGTACGCGTCGGCCCCAGGGTCATCGTAAGCAGCTCGCGGGCTTCGAGCGTATCGTCTTCGTGACGCACGTACACCACATACGTGAGATCCTGCTCAAAGAGGCAGTCTTCATCGACTTCCAGGACGGCCGCATTGGAGCCCTGTTGAATCCGGCCTGACGTGCCCCAGCCCGGTAAGGGATGGGCAAACCGAAACAGATCATGCAGTTGCAACGGCAGGGCTTCGAGGGAGCAGTCCATCTCCAGCAGGAGATTTTCAAAGCGCCGCCGATTCAGTTCATACTGGAGCGCGCGCATGACCCGGCTCGGCTTGGTCACGCCGCGCAAGTCAAAACTATGCTTATGGACCTCGGGCGGCCACTGCGCTAGAGCCGGCCACGTAATAACGTCTTGCTCAAAGTCCTGCGCCTCGCTCGCAAAGCGCGCTTCCACCACGTTGATGCCATCGACGTCCTGGATATAGGTGAGGCGCACATTACTGACGGACGTCCAGGACAGCAGACACGTCGGCGTTTCATCCCGCGTCGGACGCGGCGTCCACAGCCCGGCCGTTTTGAGGAGGATGCCGCGCGAGCCGCCCATGGTTTCGAGGAAAAATTGCTGGGCCCGCATCTCGCGGTCGAGGACGTAATTGAGCGTATGGCGCCGCTCGCCCTGAATGGCCTGATCACAGTACGCCGCGTAGAGGGCAAAGGCAGTCAGGTCAATATCGCCGTCCGGGACGCCCGTCCCATAGCGCGCATTGGTCAAGGCATCGAGGACGCACCAGGCGGGATTATCGGACCACGTTTCGGGCACGGCCAGCGAGCCCACACGCACCTGACGGCCCCGTACCTCCACGGTCACGTTGGGCAAGGCCCCCCGCAAGGCATCCGTCGCCAGCGCGCGTAAGCCCAGCCAGGCGGTATAGGGATAGGCGTAGGTGTCGGGGATATACTCCGTGACACTTTCGAGCACACTCTTGTATCGTGCCCGGAGTTCATCGGTATTCCCCGCCCGCAGGTGCTGGATTTGAATATCGTAGGACTGATACGGGAGCCCCTCACGGCGTACGCCCAGGCGCACGGTGGCCGTGCGGTCGGCCTGGACCTGAAAGACGGACCACTCCGACCAACTGCCGGTGCCTGCCGGCGCATAGCGATACTGGAGCACGGCATTGTTGTTGTGCTTTTCGCCCTTGTCGTTGAGAAAATAGAGGCCTTCGGGCCAGACGAGATTGAGAATAAAGGCATGCAGGGCGGCATTGGAGGTATAGGTCAGGGGGGTGTCGCCGATGTCGCGCCCGTCCGCAAACGTGTTCCGGGCGCCGCCAAATTCGGCAAAGGCGGGCTGCGTGGCCGTGCCGAGGCCGGTATAGACCTGCACGCCGGGAAAGTTCGCCAGGGGTTGCCCGTTAATCTGGATGGTGTCGGTCAGCACCGCGTCAATCGGGCCTTCACAGAGGGCAATCATGAGCGTCAGCGTCGGCGGATTCGTGATGGCCTGGTAGGTGCGCGAGCCCTGATTGTAGAGCGTGGCCGTCCCGCCCCCCTGGTAGGGATGCGTGATGCCGACGGCCCACGAGCTATCGAGCACGAACGTATCGGCATCGCCCACGTGGATGGCCCAGGTCGTATTGACTTCCGTTTTGCCCTGGACGCCCTGGATAAACACCACCTGCCCGGTCACAAAGCCGTGACCAGGCGCCGTCACATAGACAATGTCCGAGGGCGCGCCATGCGTGACGTTGCTGATCGTCGCCGTGTGGGCCGCGGTGCCATCATCCAGGACGACGGCAGCCTGGTCGACGGTGGCGAGGAGGAGTTGCCCGCCAATGCGGTGGCGCCCATAGACGACCGGGACCACGGCGCCCGGGCCAATCGCCGTGCGAATGCCCTCAAAGGAGAAGGTCCGTTCGGACTCCCCGCTCATCTGATTTTGCTGGGGGAGCAGGAGGGGCTTCGGACGAAAGAGGAAATGGGAGGCGGCGGAGACGGCCAGGCCAATCAGAATCGGCACCAGGATTTCGAGAATGCCGCCCGTAATCCCCCACGTCGGCCAGAGCCAGATTTCATCCCCGGCCTGTGGGACGTAGCGCGCATAATGCTCGGGGAGAATCGTCGCCCCGTTCACGGTGACATGGCGCAGGGCTTCCCCCTCGGGGAGATAGGCGTCGAGCGTATCGCCCGCTGGAAAGACCTCGCGCTGTACGCGCAGGCGCCCATCGGCTGCCCGCAGGGGCGACAGCACCAGGAGACAGGTGACCGTGGCTACAGGAGCCGCCGCAACCGCGCCATTTGCATGAGGCGGGGCGCCCAGCGTTTCAAGGGTTCTAAACATACGCCTACGCTTTGTCTCGTATGGATGAGATGCACACGATTGACGACCACCCCGACATGGCTTGAGGCCATGCCCGTCGTCTTCAGAATCAAGATATCCCACGGCTGCATAAGGCTGAGCGGGTCGCGCTCGTCATGCTGAAACCAGATTTCTTGCACCTGTGCGGCCGCCGTAGCGGGATCGGCGTCCAAGTCAATCCCCCAGCCTTGCCCATAGAGCCGACGCAGCAGGTCCCAACAGTGGCACTCGGCATAGGACAAGCCCAGTAAGGGCTCGACTAAGGGCTCAATCTCAGGGATAACAATACTGTTCATAACCTGCTATACTCTTCTGTCGAGTGGCACCGGGTTCGAAACCGGGGCAGAGTTCATCGCCTGCCAGCCACTTCCCACAACGATGCACCTGTGATCCAGGAGGTCACGTTATGAAACGCCACCGCACTGAGAAACCGTGTTCCCGCTGTCATCTGGTCAAATCCTTGGAAGACTTTGGTACCAATACGCAACGCGGCGACGGCAAGAATAGTTATTGCCGTACCTGCTGGAATAGACTCGTCAATGCCCATCGGCATGCACACGGCGTCCCGCCCAGGTTGCCGTTTCTGGAACGCTTGTGGAGCGCGATTCAGCAATGCGGCCATGGCGAGGACTGTGTGTATTGCTGCTGGCCATGGCTGAAAAGTACGGATCAAGATGGGTATGGCAAATTTACGCTGACCTTTCACGGCAAACATCTGACGCTGAGAGCAACCCATGTGATATATGAACTTTGGAATGCTCGACCATTGCTGCCAGGCTTGCTGATTGCTCACCATTGCGATACCCCTAGCTGCTGCAACCCGCTGCACCTCTGGCCAGGTACGTGGCAAAGCAACCGCCAAGATGCCGTGAACAAAGGACGCCAGGCACGCGGCAAGGCGACGGGTATCCATACGAAGCCTGAAGCGTTTCCACGCGGCGAACAGCACCACAAAGCCAAGCTGACCGCGCAACAGGTGCTGGACATTCGTGCCTGCTATGCGGAGGGCTTTATCACGATGCACGATCTTGGCGAATATTATGGCGTCTCGAAATTTGCTATTCAGTGCATCATTCATCGGAAGACATGGAATCATATATAATAGAACTTTACTAGTTAAGCCTTCTAGGTATGTTTGGAAAGCCCCCGGACTGAGTGAACCGTCGCTTCGGGATCGTGCCCGTGAGCGTAATGCCCTCCGCCTGCAAATCCACCACCGCCGTGAGAAAGTCCGTCGCCACCTGCACCACCTGAAACACTTCGCCCGTACCAAAGGGCGTCGCGTCGGGCTGCTGCGTATCAATCGGCCAGATGGTCACGACCCAGGGAGCATCCGGCCCCCAATAGTGCTCCAGTAATGAGATGAACGCCTGATCCACGTTGCCCACCGTCGCCCGCAGCCGCACCAGGGATTGACTCGTGGCGTCTTCGAGCGCGTCCACGTCCACGCTATAGCGGTTATACCAAATCCCATGAAACTGAATGTCCTGGTCATAATTCACCAGTCGATAGGGTACTGGGGCGCCTAATATATCGACTTGAAAGAGCCACGTAATGACATGATCCGATTGCAGCTGGTTCTTTTCCCGCAGAAGCGCCGCTGAGAGAATGCGTGGCATTTAGAACTGTTCCTGAATAAGTACCACCATGTTAAATCGCCCGCGCCCTTGCGTGAACACATCCGCCGCCTCGGGACCAATCAACTTCACCGCAGGTTCCATGACATCTTGCGCAAAGCGGGCCGTCGCATTGGGCAGATACGGCACGGCGATGGCACTCCCCGTCCCGCCCTGCGCTGCCGAGCCATTGAGCGCAAAGCTCGTAGAATCGAAGCGCGTCAGCGTCCAGAACCCGTTCAGCCCGCCATGCGTCGCGCCATTGATCCAGAGCCACTGATTGGTGACGTAGCTGTGCTGGAGCGTGCAGATTACGGGCGTCGTATTGCTATAGTTGACGCGATCCCCCCCGGTGCGGTGCAGCCATTCAAACGACAGCACGCCCAGACGCTGCTGGAGCAGGAAGTCCCGTAGGACGCGCATCTGCGGGGTCGTCAGCCCTAGGTATTCCAGCTGATACTGGCGCAAGGGCCGGCTATGCTTCGACCGACGCACCTCATAGCCTTGGTCGGTCAGGTACGTATGCATGGGATCTTGCATCGCGGCAACGGAGATGCTCGACGGTATGGGATCAATCGGGTAGACCGGCACTTGCTATACCTTTCTTATCGCAGTGCTTGTAACGTCCGCGCGATACGCGACCCCGACCCTTGACTGATTTCGTTCAGCACTTCGTTGATGATGACGGCTTTCCCGAGGGCTCTCTCCCGCGCGGCCTCTTGGGCCGCTTGTTCGCGATTGGCTACATTGATCACCGTCACGCCCCCCATTGCTTGCCCACCGGCCGTGGGCGCCGCACGCATGGCCCCACTCATGAGCGCTTGCATCTGCGGCCGATTGAGGACGTATTCGGGATTCATCGCGGGGTTTTCGCCGGCGAGGATGGCGGTCGGGCGGTTCACAATGGCCCCGCCCTGTGCCTGGACAAACGTTGTCCCCGGCGCAATGCCGAGGGCCGCTTGATTCCCGGCGGCCGCGCCGGCCGTCCCGGGAGCGAGCGCCGTCCCAATCGCCGTCAGCCCGAGGCGGATGAGCATCTTAAACCCTTCATTGAGGGTAATCTGCGCAATCGAGTCGAGGATGCTTTTCGTCATGAGCTTAAACGCATCGCCCACCCGCTGCGTGCCATCAATAATCGTGAGCAGGCCCTGCGTGAGGGTCTGCGCGACCGTGTCGCCAATCCGCTCCGTGACTTGCATGATCTCGTTAAAGCGTTCTTGGGCGGTAATGGCGCGTAGGCGCGCGTCATCGTCGGGCGTCAACTCCACCCCTTGGCGTCGCGCTTGCGCCCGGAGGCGGACCTCGGTCCGCTCCTCGCGCGGCGCCCGCACGCGTTCCAGCGTGCCCTGTATGCTCTGCGTCATCGCGTCGGCGGTCTCTTGCGCCTGACGCTGCGCATCCGTGCGGGCCTTAATCGCCGCAAAACTGCTCTCCATCGCTTGCTTTTCTTCAATGAGCAGCCGGACGTTTTCGGCCCGTTTTTGGATTTCCTCATCCTGGGGAAACTGGGCTGCGAGGCGCGCGGCCTCGCTTTCCTTGCGGGCATCCGCCGTGAGCGAGTATTGCTGCTCTAAGCGCTTGAGACTCTCGACGGCCTGATCCCGCTTGCGCATTTCCTCGTCGAGGGCACGGAGATATTCGCGCCCCGTCGCCATGGCCTGCTGGCGCCGTTCGCGCGCGTCGACGTCTTGCTGCCGCTCTTCCTCGTCAATGGCCCGGAGGGCCTCGCGGCCCGTCGCCATGGTTTGCTGCATGCGCTCACGGTCGGGCGTCTGCGCCTCTTGCCCCGCTTCCAATGCCCGTTGCTGGCGCCCGGCGGCGTCGAGCATGCCCTGCATGGTCTGCGGCATGCGCCGGAGAACATCCTGCGCAAAGGTCGCGTTTTCCCCGGTCGGGAGCGGAATACCCCCGCGAGCTGGCCCGGCATTATAGGCGGTGAGGGCGCGCTCGACGTTGCCGTTAAATTTCTGGAGGAGCTCGGCAAAATACGTCATGCCGGCGCGCAGATTGGTTTCGGGATCGAACTCCCGGCCCCCGGCGCCATACGCGGCGGCGGTCCCGGGCATGAGTTGCATGAGCCCCCGCGCCCCCGCACGGGAGACGGCCTGCGGATTAAAACCGGATTCCTGCTCGACTAAGGCACGCATGAGGGTCGGATCGAGCCCTTTTTCGCCGGCGATCCGCTCAATCAGCGCGTCGAGCGAGTTGGGCGCCCCACTCGGCGTGATCGTGCGGCGCAGCCCTTCCCCGAGTTTGCCAATTTCCTCCTGCACGGCCTTGAGCGTCTTTTCCCAGGCTTTGAACTTCTGGTCCGCCACGTCCAGCGCGGAGAGAAACGGGGCATTCAGGTCAATATCGCGCAGTTGCTGGCGCCCTTGTTCCAGGATTTTCGCCAAGCGGTCTTCCGCTGCTTGCAGCGGCCGTTCGTCCGCCGCAATCTCGAACTTAAAGCCGACTTGCCCCCCCGGTCCAAAGCCTTCCGCTTGCAGTTTCTGTTGAAACTCGGCCATCGCCTTGGCTTGTTCGGCCTGGAGGGCTTGGAGCCGGTCCCGAATGGCCCGCCGCTCCTCCGCCGTAATCGGTCCCGCAAAGCCGGGCAGCATGCCCTCGACCAATTGCGCCGCCTGGGCGCCCGTAATCTGCTCTTGCAAGCGCTGTAACTCGGCTTGCCGCTCCCGAATGGCGGGCGGCAAGCCCATGCCCCCTTGCGGGAGGGCGCCGACCGGGGGACCCGCTTCCCGGCTGCGTTCCTCCTGCGCCTTGCGGACGGTGGCCAGGAGCGTCGTGGCGGCCTCGGCCATGCTCCGCAGCGTATCGAGGAGCCCGGAGGCGGCGATCGTTTCTCCGGCCAGTTTGATCTCATTGGCCAAGCGCTGAAACGCCGCCGCAGCCGTATCCACCGCGGTCGCCACGGCCGTGCCGAACTCCATGCGAAATCGCTCACTGAAGCGCCGGGCAAACTCAATACTGTCCGTCCCCTTCTCGATCATCTTATTGAGTTCTTGGGTCGTCATCCCAAAGGCCCGCGCCGCAATCTGCGTAGCCCCCGGAATGGCCTCGGCGAGTTGCTGCCGCAGTTCTTCCTGCGAGACGATGCCTTTGGATACCATCTGCTGGAGGGCGAGGAGGCCGCGCTCGGTCTGCTGCGAGCTAGCCCCCATGGCCCGCATGCCCACGACCATGTTTTCAAAGATGCGGGCAGCCTGCTCACCCTGAATAGACGTCCCACGGGTCGCGGCATCAAACCGCCGGAAGTTTTCGGCGAGCGGCAGGACTTCGATCCCCAACCGCTGCGCTAAGTTGATCATCTGCTGGAAGGCCGCAGCGCCGGCGCTCACGCCCTGGATCGCGGTAAATTGTTGCCGTAGTTGCTGGAATTGGATGCCCACGGCGACGATACTCGTCGCCAACTCTTTCATCTGACCGATGATGGCGCCAATACTGGTGGCAATCCCGATGCCCCCGGCCACACTGAGCGCCGTACTCAGGGCCGCGCCCAGCCGTCCCGCCCCCTGCGCCGCGTCTTGCATGGCCTCCCGTTGGACCCGCGCGGTCTCTTGGGCGAGCTGCCGCGCCTCCTGGGCCGCTTGGCGCGCCCCGACTTGCTGTTGCTGCACGGCCGCCTGTTGGGCTTGCGCCGACCGCTGGGCAGCTGCCGCGACTTCTTGGGCTGCCTGGCGTGCCTCTTGGGCTGCTTGGCGGGCTGCTACTTGCTGTTGCTGCACCGCGGCTTGTTGGACTTGCGCGGCCCGCTGGGCGGCGGACGCGACTTCCTGCGCGGCTTGGCGGGCTTCATTGGCAGCGATACGCACCGCGACTTGTTGTTGCTGCGCCGCCGCTTGTTGGGCTTGCGCGGCACGCTGCACCGCCGCCGCGACTTCCTGTGCCGCTTGGCGGGCTTCCGTCGCCGCCGTCCGCGCCCCGACTTGTTGTTGCTGCACCGCCGCTTGTTGGGCTTGGGCAGCTCGTTGCGCCGCCGCTACCACGTCCTGCGAGGCTTGCTGCGCGTCCGTAGCCGCCGCCCGGGTCGCTACTTGCTGTTGCCGGGTGGCTTCCCGGATTTGATCTTGGGCTTGCTTGTACTGGAGGGCAGCGCTTTGGGCTTGGCTGTAGGCCTGGGTTTGCTCAGTAATACTCTGGGCGAGGGCGAGATAGGCTTGCGAGAGTTGCGCCGTCGATTGCTGGCCGCCTTGCTGCTGCTGCTGCACCTGGCC